TGAAGAATTTAAAAATACCGAAATAATTCAAAATAGACTTAATACTTTAGATCGTATGATGCCATATATTGGAAGATATTATTCTGACATGTGGGTTCGCAAGAATATTCTTATGCAAAAAGAAAATGAAATAGCAGATATGATGGATGAAATGTCAGGTGAAAAGATACCAATATTACCTCCATCTATTGATGGGCAAGAAACACCACCACCTATTGCAAACAGACCAAAAACTGATAGTGCTTCAATACCTGGACAAGGTGAAGCATATTGATTTTTATAAATAAAATATAAAAAAAAGGAGCAAACATGACTACTGTCACAAATATTTTTAATAGCGCTTATAATAAAGACGCTGTTTCTTTAAAATCACAAATAAATGATATAATGAATTCTCGAATCGAAGATGCTATATCTAATTTACAAATTGATATTTCTTCTAGTGTATTTGGAAATACAAATGGTGAAGAAGAAATCGAAGATGAACTAGAAGACGAAGGATCAGAATAAAATGAATATGTTTAATAGATTAAAAAGAATTCTTTCAGAAGTTCAAGAACCACTTTCACAAGGTGAAAAGAACTTTAAACATATGCATGATCCATCTATTCTTAATTTGGTTCCAGGTGTTACTGATCAAGAACACGTATTCAAAGGAACGATGCCAAGAAAAGATCCAAAAACTGCTTCATATGAAGGAGATAAATCTACTGAAGTTTATGATAAAAATCTTAAAGTTCAAGAAGAAGCAGAACAGATTGATGAACTTTCCAAGAAAACTCTTGGAAGTTATATGAAACGTGCTACAAGTCAATTAGGATTTGCAGCCGATTATGAAGGAAAAAGAAATAAAGAAACTAGTAATGCAATAGGAAAACGATTTAAAGGTTTGCATAGAGCAATTGATAAACTTACTAAAGAAGAAGCAGAACAGATTGATGAAAGTGAAAAAAAACTTATTCATAAAGTTCTTGTAGGAGGGCAGTTTAATCGTAGTCATGGTTCTAAAAATTTTGACAAGATTGAAGATGCTAAACAGCATGCTGAAAAAGTAAAAAGAGATTTGAATAGACGATATCAGAATTCACCTTATACACCTAGTATATCTATTGTGAGTGAACAAACAGATTACTCAGAAGCTAATTCACATGGACCATATGATCGCGGATCCGCTGATGCAGACTACGGACGCAAATATGAACCACACAAATTTGTGGATAATGGTAAGGGTGGAAAGATCAAAGAATTATTAACTGATCCAAAAGAAATAGCACAGTATAAAAAAGGTTATACAACGGGTGGTACTGATAAGAAAGATTTTAGTGAACAAATTGACGAAGGAAAGCGTGGACTTTGGAATAATATTCACGCAAAAAGAAAAAGAATAGAGGCTGGTTCTAGAGAACGTATGCGTAAACCTGGATCTGAAGGAGCACCTACAGACAAAGATTTTGAAAATTCTAAAAAATCAATTAAAGAATCTTCTCATAATGAAACAGAAGGTGGTGCTGAAAAGAATATTATAAATCAACTTAATAAGCGCCCTCAAGGTGATTATCATGTCGGTGTAAGTTTTTCTAATGGTAAAAAGGCAGATGTTCATGTAAGAGATGCTAATAAGATTCGTAGTCTTCATCTCAACGCAAAAACAGCAAAAGAAAAAGAAGAAATACAAGATATGGCAAGTGATTCACATGAAAGTCTAAAGAAACTTGCTTCTACTGGTAAAGTAGAAATTGAAAAGCCTGAATCTAAAGTATCTTTGGGAAGCATGAGAAAAGAAGAATTACAATCTGATAGTAGAAATTTTAAACTAATTGTTGTAACTGGGCCTGATGGACGACCAAAATTTGTTAAACGTAAAGAACCCAGAAAAGATATTGGTGTAAATGAATCAGAAGAAATGAACAGTGCCAATGTTGCTAAAGCTGCAGCTACACAAACAAAGTTTGGTGTTGTAGGAAATAGAAATATGCAACAAGATAGCATAGATAATATTCAAAAAGATCCTTTGGCTTCAAAACAAAAAGTGGTTTTGCCTCCTACACAAGGAAACAAACCTATTGGTGGTGACACACAAACACATGCTAATATTGCCGAAGAAGTTTTACTAGATAAATTGTATAAAAGTTTGTCAGAAGAAAATAAAATGAAATTTGTAGTTTTAGCAAAAACAGAAGAAGGCACTGAGAAATTAATTCATTTTGCCAAGGAGCAAGATCTATAATGAAACTTATAACCGAACTTAATGAATCTATTAGAATAATCACAGAAGAAGGTGTTGAAGGTAAAAAGAATCTTTATATACACGGACCTTTTATTCAAACTGAAGTAAAAAATAGAAATGGACGCATGTATAGAAATGAGTCAGTTTCTAGAGAAGTTAAAAGATACAATGAAAATTATGTTCAAAAAGGAAGAGCACTCGGTGAATTAGGTCATCCGGATGGACCTTCTATTAATTTAGATCGTGTATCACATAAAATTGTAAGTTTAATTCCCGAAGGTAATGATTTTATTGGAAAAGCACAAATTCTTCCTACTCCATGTGGTGAAATTGCAAGAAATCTAATTGAATCTGGAGTTCAACTCGGTGTTTCTACTAGAGGTATGGGATCTCTTAAAGAAGTAAACGGTGTTCAAGAAGTACAAGATGATTTTTATTTAGCAACTGCAGGTGATATTGTTGCAGATCCTTCTGCACCAAATGCATTTGTGAATGGTATTATGGAAGGTGTTGAGTGGATATGGGATAATGGTATGCTAAAAGCACAACATCTTGAAAAAGCTAAAAAGTATATCAATGAATCTGCAGGAAAAGTTGATAAAAAAGAATTAGATGAAGCAAAACTTAGAGTATTTAAGTATTTTATTTCAAAAATTTGAAATTTATAAATAATTTAAAATAAACAAGGAGTTCCAAATGGAAGAAGAATTGAACAAAACTTTAGAAGAAGATAATGCCAGCACTATTAGTGGCAACCCTACAATATCGCGTTCTGATCTTATTAGAAACATGGTATTATATGCAACTAAGCTTGGAACAGAAGAACTAGCAGATTTTGTATCGAGAATTGGTTCTGCAGAAGAAATTGTATCAACGCCTGATCAAAATTATGCATCAGTACAAAATGCAATTGCAAATGATGGTACAGCAAATAAAAATAAATCATCAATTAATTCTGCAAATGCACCTGGTGAATCAATGAAGCAACTAGCAAAAGAAGATCTTTCTATTGTATTTGGTGATTCAAAAGATCTTACTGAAGAATTTAAAGAAAAGTTGAGTACAATATTTGAAGCTGCATTAATTACTAGACTTGAAATCGAAAAAGTTAAAATTGAAGAAGAAGTAATTGCTGAAGCTGAAATTGCTATTGCTGAATTGCAAGAAGAAATGAAACAAAATATTGATTCTTATATCAACTACGCAGTAGCAGAATGGATTAGCGAAAATAAACTTGCAATCAATAATAATATTAAAACAGAGATGACAGAATCTTTCTTGAGCGGTCTTAAATCTTTATTTGAAGAACATTATATTGATATTCCAGAAAATAAAGTAGATGTTATCGAATCTTTGACTTTACGAATAGAAGAATTAGAAGAAACTGTTAACAATACTATAGAAGAAAATATCGAACTTACAAAAATTGTTAATAAAAATGAAGTAACTTCTATTGTAAATGATATTTCTGAAGATCTTTCTGATTCTCAGAAAGAAAAATTCACCAAATTGATTGAAGATATTGGTTATAGTTCAGTTGATGAATTTAAAAATAAAGCAAATATCATTAAAGAAACGTATTTTAAGAATAAGTCAAAGATTGTCGTTAACAGTGATCGACTTTTAAATGAAAGTGTGGATGAACCTGAAAGTTCTAAGCATGTAGATCCTACAATGGCAGTCTATGTAGATTCTTTATCTAGATCGATTAAAAAGTAATTTTTTATAAATAATAATACAAAACTCACTAAAGGAGAAAACAAATGCAAGGTTTAAATGAAAAATTGGTTACTAAATGGAAGCCAATTCTTGAACACGCTGAACTTCCATCGATTACAGATCTTCACAAGCGCAATGTAACTGCTCAGATTCTAGAAAATACTGAAATAGCATTACACACTGAAGCAAATGAAATGCGCAGAATGAACGGCATGCAAAGTCTTATGGAACTTTCGCCAACAAATAATGCTGGTACTGGCGGTTACGGTGGTGCTGGTGGTACAGGTGTTGCTGGTTATGATCCAATTCTTATTTCATTGGTTCGTCGTGCAATGCCAAATCTTATTGCATATGATATCTGCGGTGTTCAGCCTATGACTGGACCAACAGGTCTTATTTTTGCAATGCGTTCTAACTATGCTAACTCGACCGATCGTACAACAAATGAAGCTTTATATAACGAAGCTAACACAATGTTTGCTTCACCAGGTATTTCCGGTGCTAACACAATTGGTAACAAGCAAGTTGGTACTTTACCAGGCTCAAGTGCTCAGACAACTGTTCTTGCTAACAGTAACATCTATAACTTTGCTCGTGGTGCTAACACACAGCAATTGGAAACACTTGGTTCTGCTGGTAACGTTGTATTCGCAGAAATGGCTTTCAGTATTGATAAGCAAACTGTTACTGCAGTTGGTAGAGCTCTAAAGGCTGAATACACAACTGAATTAGCACAGGATCTTAAAGCAATTCATGGTCTTGATGCTGAAACAGAATTAGCAAATATTCTTCAATCTGAAATTCTTGCTGAAATCAATCGTGAAATTGTTCGTACAATTAATATCACAGCTGTTCGTGGATGTTCTGCAGGTACTACTACTACTGCCGGTGTATTTGATCTAGATACTGACTCAAATGGTCGTTGGTCAGTTGAAAAGTTCAAAGGTTTGATGTTCCAAATTGAACGTGAAGCTAATCAAATTGCTAAAGATACACGTCGTGGTAAAGGTAATGTGATCATCTGTTCTTCTGACGTAGCTTCTGCTCTTCAGATGGCTGGTGTTCTAGATTATGCTCCTGCTCTTAACTCTAACAATCTACAAGTTGATGATACTGGTAATACATTTGCTGGTATTCTAAATGGTAGATATCGTGTATACATTGATCCATATGTTATCGGTAACTATATGACCATTGGTTACAAAGGATCAAACCCATTCGATGCTGGTCTGTTCTATTGCCCATACGTTCCTCTACAGATGGTTCGTGCAGTTGGTGAAAACACATTCCAACCAAAGATTGGATTCAAAACACGATATGGTATTGCTCCAAACCCATTCGCAAAGGGCGCTGCTGCTGCTAATCCTACTTCAGCAGTTGAAGAAGATACAAACGTCTACTACCGTAGAGTGCTTGTTAACAATCTTCTTTGATAAAATAATAATAAACCAGATTAAACTGGTAGTTACTAGAGGGGCCGAAAGGTCCCTCTTTTTTATACCGATATCGCATCTTTATTCTATAATCTCCAATTTATCTTTTACCACCTTAAAACGAACCGTTTGCGGATTACCAACAATTCGCATATAATCACGACCGCCATCTATTGCACCTGACTTGGCATCACGATAATCATGTCTAAACCGACTATAAATAACAGTGTTATTCT